AGAGTTGAAACAGAGAAATTCAAGTCAGAGTTAAATGCAGTTCTTCAGAATGCTAAGTATAATGAGAAAGAAAAGGCAATGAATCTAGGAAATGTAGTTGACCGTATGGAAGATTCTTTACTGCAAGAACAGAAAACAAAAACAGAAAAGTAACCTGGTTCGGCGCCTTAGAGCGAAATCAGGGAAGGAGAGGAAATGGCAGAAAAACAAGAACAGGTTGAACAGCAAGACCCAATAGTGGAAGGCGTAGGAGAAGTTAATGAAACTGTTTCTATGGAAGAACCACAAGAGCAAGTCGTTGAAGAAGAGATGGCTGAAGCTGTAGATTGGGAAGCAGAAGCTAAGAAGTTTCAGTCTATGTATGATAAAAAGACCGCAGACTATGAAAATATGTCTAGGGACAATGCTCAATTATCAGAATTGAGAGACATACTAGAATCGAATCCTAACTTAGTTACAGCAATGGAAAAAGAGCTTACTGGTCAATCACAAGGAGTTGAACCTAAAGATTCAGAGGTGTCACCAGATGCTTTTGACCCTTGGGACGCCTATTACAAGAAAGATTCACCATCTTACAAAATGAGGGTGGCGAATGAAGAAAAACTTGTACACGACACTGTAGACCGTGAACTCGGAAAAATACAGCAGGCTATGGCAATCAATAATTTGAAAACTGAATTAGTATCTAAGTATAAACTTGGAGAGGACGAAGCTTCAGATTTTATTGAATTTGCTACTACTCCACGAGGAAATCTTCCAGTAGAGACCTTAGTAAGGGTTTGGAAAGAAGAAAAAGGCGGGAAGAAAGTAAATGAAAATAAAGAGGCAGTCCAAAAAGCTAAAAGTATACCTAAACCAGCTGGAGTTCTTCAAGGAGCAGATGTTCCACAGAAGAATGAAGCAGACCAGGTTTGGGATTCAATTATGAGTGCTAGTGGCCAAAACAAATTAGCAAAATAATATAACAATTAGCTTAGGAGAAACAAATGGCTTATAATCAGAATCAATTAAAACAATCTGATATCAGCGTTTCAACAACTAGCATTAGTGGATTTCAGAATCCAGACCAAAGAAAATTGTATGACTTTTCTGACCGAGTTGCAGAACTTATGCCAGAACAGTCACTAACTGGACTTCACGTAACTTTAGTTTAGCGGCTAATGTTAATGGTGGAAGTGCTGTTACAGCTGGTAACTCATATGACTTTACTGTTGACGACGGTTCAGGTAGCGCAATTTCATTCCTTACAAAAGGAATGGTTGTTGCTGTTAATACTGTTGACTCAACAGCAGGATGGTCTCAAGCTCTTGTAAGAGTTGAAAGTGCTCCATCAATCGGTTCATCTTCTACTACCTTCACAGGAAGAATAGTAGATGTATCTAATGCTAATGTTTCAGGATATAATGTTCTATCTAACAATGATGCTTGCCAAATCGTTGGTACATCATTTGAAGAAGGAACAGGTTCACCTGATACATTCTCAGATACTCTAGATGACGATTATGGATATACTCAAATCTTTAAAACAGCTTGTGAGCTTACCAACACAGCGATAGCAACACGTCATCGTGGTTATGCTAACGAATTTGACAGAATCTGGGCTCAAAAACTCCGTGAACACAAAGTAGACATCGAAAGAGCTATGCTTTTTGGACAACGCGCACGTGTTAATGGAATTCAATACACTGAAGGTCTTGTAGGACACATCGTAAAAAATGTCAACCCAACAGCTGACGATTCAGCATTAAGTTACTCTTCTGGTAGTGCATACTACAGAAGTGTTGCTCAGGCTGAATTAACTTACGATAGATTACTAGCTGACCTAGAAGTTATTTTTGACCCAGCAAGAGGTGGAGCAAGTGAAAGACTTGTTCTAGCTTCTTTACCTGTAGTAACATTCTTTAACAAATTAGGCGACGGTGCTTTCTTAGACGCATCTATTGGCTCAGCGAGCAATATGCCTTACAGAATGAATTTTGATAAAGCAGACGGAGCTTTCGGGCACCAATTGCTTAACATCAATACAATTCACGGAAGTCTATTCCTAGTTAAAGAACCTCTATTTAGAGGTATGGCAAGTGGAATGATGCTTATGGCTGATATGTCTAACGTGGCATATAGACCATTAGTTGGAAATGGTATTAATCGTGATACTCAAATTATGACAAATGTACAAAGTGCAGATGAAGATTTGAGAAAAGATATGATTCTT